TTATGATAAACCCCGCTTGCTAAAGATAAAGCAATCAACGTTCTCTGGACTCTCGTATGTGTCAAGAATTAGAGGACGTTCCGTTCTCGGCCGGATATAACCACTTCGGATAGAGTGGGTATATACGCCGACATTTACATTATTCCTGCGTGCTCTTGCATCGACAGCTACGCTATCAATACAGTAATTCATTGCACTGCCATTACCGCAAAATTCACCGCCGCTATTCACCATCCGGGATGAATCCTGACCTTCCATGACTACACCCCAGGCATTTTGTGTTGGCCCACCACCAGCCTCTGTCCCGGTACAGTAGCAATCAATGACTGAGTTATTGCTACCGCCGTTATCAATGAGAACAAGCGACCGCCCAGTCCAGTTAACAGAGGTAATATCTTGAATAGTGCAATGCTGGCCGTAGTGAATATGAACTCCGACAGCAGAGTTCCCAGTGAACTCCAGGCCTCGAATTATAACGTTACGAATCGGCACGCACGTAGCAACAATGGCTCCATCCGGATGTCCTTTTTTGAGAACATTGTTGATCACCAGCGACCCGCTGAATACTCGAATAACCTGCCGAACTTCCATAGGACCATCAAGTGGAAGCGGCTGCTTATGGAAGTCTGTTGAAGCATCGGAAATTACAATCCAGTCCCCAGCTACATATTTTGTCGGATCATCGACAAAAATTTCATTCTGATTCAGAAAAGCTTCCCGCGTTAAAAAACTTGCAGGCCGGACCTTCCCTTGATAATCAAACGCTGCATAGCTCGGATCGGTAGGTACTTCCGGATTTCGACCAATTCCGCTTGAGTCAATAAGCACCTTCTCGATGCCTGGTGCGGGCTCAATGACCAGACCGTGAACCGGGGTTAGGTCGGCCTTATTCAAGGGCACGGTAGTCTTGATCGGGCATACGTCGCGGTTAATTTGAATCCAGCGATATCCGGCTTGAATAATTGATCTGAGCTGAGGCCCATTGTCGAGCGTGGCGCTTGGCGTGAATACATATGGTGTCGCGTAGTACATAGACATTACTTCTCCTGATTAGTGGCTATCCTTAACCACTCGATATACTGTACATACATACAGCACAAAATCAAAGCAAAGCAGCCATATTTTTGTTTCGAGATTTCTCTGGCGTACGCATGACAAGCCCGCAGCGCGATCACGACGCTCCCCCATTCGTGGGTGATGGCGATAATTCGTTGAGCATGCGCTGAGTAACGTTTGGCTCTACGGACTGCATGAAATCCTGTGGTCGCTCAGGCAGAAGCGCCGCCCTCAAGATCCCGTTGACCCGCTCTGCCAAAGCATTTTGGTAGCAGTCAGTCATAGCCGCCCGTCATGGAACACCGGATGCCGTGTTTCGCGTGCTGTTCCTGGTACATTCCCAAGCGATACTGGCCGGCTCTGTCCGAGTGATGAACCAGTGGCTGCGCGGTTTGAGCCTGATTCACGGCTCGACGTAACCTGCACTACCGACTCGGTGTGCAGACTTTCATGGACCTGGTAACCACGACCTTTCGCGAAAAAGCATCCGTCACAAGTCTCAGATAGGCCACACCTTCCTGAACGGGCAGTTAGGTGATGTCAGCTACCCGGATTTTTTCCGGACCGATTGGAACAACCTGATCAGGACCCGGTTTAAGTAGGTTCGGATGGCGCAGAAAGCGATGATGACTGTCGGTCGTCTTGTGCTACGCCCGCTCGCGGACCACGCCTTCGGTGCAGGATCGAAAACAGCCGATCTCGCCCCACTTGCAGTTCAAGTTGAGGCTGGCAACGCAGCAAGTGGTGCAGCTTTCGGGTACCCAAACGCGGCCGACGCTGACTTTTTTGTTGAACGAAGTCGGCAACTTTCTGATCCAGAACCAGACGAGTTGCATCGGTGCGATTGCGTTTGCAGTAAGCCTGTCGGCTTATCCCCAAGCACTGGCAAGCCCTGCTGATGCTCAGGTTTTGGATTGGTTTATGCGCGAGGAATTGCCGGGACGCTTTTTTACGACAGAGAGACCATAGGCGTTTTTCAAGACATCCACGACCGCCTCGAAAAACTGCGCTTTCTGATTGGAAAACGCCAACTGTTCTTCAAGCATCTTTGATGCGTTGCCATGGCGTTAGTGGTCGGTTTCTGTCGGGCACAGACCCCATCCCGGCGAGCCAATCTATGTGCCTGGGCTCCACTCTTGCCGACCACGCTTGCGTAACCACGTCAGAACGGTGGTTTTGCCTTGAATCCGGTAGCGCTCTTGAGCCTCTTTACAGCCCAGTTCGCCGTTTCGACTTGGTCGACGACCGACAATTTAAAGGTCAGCGTGTAGTCTCGATGACTACGCCTTTTTCCTGCCTCCATTACGCCCTCCTGGAAATAGATCAGAAGGTGTAGACCTCATTCAGGACGAAACACAGGCAACAAAAAAGGGCCCACCTTTCGGTGAGCCCTTCTAGACCGCCCAGCAGAGCGGATTTTGTTTGGTAGGCGCGATTGGACTCGAACCAACGACCCCCACCATGTCAAGGTGACCCCGGAACAGTCGCAACCAATTGATCCATAAGGGAAATACTTTATTCCAGAAAGCACCAAACTGACCAATTCACCCAATAAGAATCAATAACTTAGCGTTGTATATTCCTACAGTGCTTTAGTTCTGGCCGCTAAAAATCCCAGCTGCTTTACGAAGATTGGTAGCTCGCGGGCTCATAAGATCCATGCATTTACCCATCTCGGTCTGCGGCAGCCTCAAGCATGCGAGAGTGTCCTGCTCAACGTCATGGGACGCCGAAAAAAATGAATAGCCCATTCCAACGACTCCCAGAGTGAAAATAAAGTAAACGCCGTACAACGCCTTTGCCATAACCATTACTCGCCTCTTGGATTGATTTATCGAGGCTACCTCAAAGATGCCGTTAATGCAGGCAAAATGATTGCACTTCCCCGTCCCCGGCGTCCTGCCGACCGAACACAAACTAATCCCTTACCCCGCTGCTACGCTGTTCATTCCACAAGAGGAACGCCGATGCCCAACTCCGACCTGCTCCCTTCCCTGCTCTCCAAGCTCTACGAAAACCAGCTGGCCCTCGAAGCCTCCATCATGGAGCTATCTAACTGGGTCGAGCAGCGTGGCTCCGCCGATGTAGCCGAGAACGTGCGCGGCGCTCTGCACACAATCGACGAGAACGAAGAATTCATCAAGCTGACCCTGGCCGTCCTCATGGCGCCTGACTGATCGTCGGGTAAACGTGCAGTTCGTCGGCGAACGACTAGCGCATTACCACGCCTCGATTACTGTATGCACATACAGCACTCGGAAGCACACCCCATGAACATCGACGAAGACACCTGCGGGTGGCTTGGCATCCCCACGCCTCTCGAAATGCACAAGCAACACGCCCGCCTACTGGAGAATGAGATCCAGGAACTGAACCTGCAACTGCGTAAAGCGAGGGAGGATATTCACGGCTTGGTGCAGATGCTGGCCGAGGCGGAGGCCGTCAAAACACAGTTCCGTGGATACCTCGCTGAGAGAGGCGCTGAAGCCGCCGTCATGCGCAAACAGATCGACGTCCTCAGGACATCGGCAGGATCCAGCAAGCGCGAAGCCGAAACACTGCGCGGGATGCTGAACGACCTGATGCCTCGCCCGAAAACCATCGTCTAAGCTCAGGTTTCAGATTGAGGGCTTGGCCATGTGCGGAAGACTTTCCCAGTACAGCGGCATTCACGACTTCGTTGCAGCGCTGAGCATGCCCAATGCCTTGGCGAACTCCGTCGGTGAATTGCCGCTTGAGCGCTACAACGTCGCCCCGACAACCCAAGTCGCCCTGCTCCACCTGCAGGGTGATCTGCTGCACGCCGACCTGGTGCGATGGGGATGGCAGCCGCACTGGGCCAAGGACCGCGCAGCGCCGATTAATGCCCGCGTTGAGAAGGTGGCCCACGGCCCATTCTTCCGCGCAATCTGGCCGCACCGGGCAATCACGCCCATCGACAACTGGTTTGAGTGGGTGGACGAAGGCGGACCGAAGAAGCAGCCCTACCTGATCCGCCGGCGGGATGGTGCACCCGTGCTGTGCGCCGCCATTGGCCAACTGCCCGATAGTGATGAAGGCCCGGGCGAGCATGACGGCTTCGTGATCATCACCGCCGACAGCGCCGGCGGAATGGTGGACATCCACGACCGGCGGCCCGTGGTGCTGACGCCGGACCTGGCTAGGGAATGGTTGGACCCGGCCACGCCCAAAGAGCGCGCCGAGCAGATGGCGCTGCACCAGGGCGAGCCGGCCGAGGCCTTCGAATGGTTCAAGGTCGATACGGCCGTGGGCAACGTCCGGAACAAGGGGCCCAACCTGATACAGCCCGCACCCTAGAAGAGCCCGCCGAGGTCAGAGGGTTTCCAGTTCATGATCACAAGCTCGCCGCTGACCTCGGCTTTTCCCTGGCGCTGATTGGTGGTGCTATAGCGGATGTCCAGCGTTTCAAAGTGGAACCCTTCAAACACCCGCCGGATATCAGGGTGGTCGTTGATACTCACCATGACCTTGCCTTTGCAGCGGCGCATGAAGTCGGCCATCCGCTCATAGTTTTCGAACGGAAAGTCTACCCCGTAGCCCGTGGTCTGCCAGTACGGTGGGTCCATGTAGTGGAAAGTGTGGGGCCGGTCGTAGCGCTCGGCACATTCAAGCCATCCCAAGTTTTCGACATACGTTCCGGAAAGGCGCTGCCAGGCTGCGGAAAGGTTCTCCTCAATCCGCAACAGATTGATTGCCGGCCCCGTAGTGGCAGTGCCGAAGGTCTGACCGCTGACCTTCCCAGCGAAGGCATGGTGCTGCAGGTAGAAAAACCGGGCTGCCCGCTGGATATCGGTGAGGGTTTCCGGTCGAGTCATCTTCTGCCACTCAAATACCTGCCTGGAACTGAGCGCCCATTTGAACTGCCGGACGAATTCTTCCAGATGGTTCTGCACCACCCGATACAACGTCACCAGGTCGCCATTGATATCGTTCAGGACTTCAACAGGTGCAGCCTGGGGCCGCATGAAGTAGAGGGCAGCGCCTCCAGCGAACACTTCAACGTAGCATTCATGTGGCGGGAAGAGAGGAATCAGACGGTCAGCTAGGCGGCGCTTGCCGCCCATCCATGGAACGATTGGGTTTGTCATTTTTGCAATCCTTTGCAAAGTGTATGTTCGTGAGGGTGGTGCTAATTTTTGCGACCTGGACTGTAGGTCAGGGCGCAATGGTCCTGACATAGGCCTGGCACGCCCGCAGCGCGATCAATCCTTGGTCGCCTGCGTCGGTGATGGCGATAATTCTTTGAGCATGCGCTGGGTCAAGTTGGGCTCGACGGGCTGCATGAACCACGCCGACGGCGCCGGGGGTAGCAGGCACGTTGCAGCCACTGGCTGAATCCGTGGCGTCGAGAAGGACTGACAGCCGCACATCAGCAGTAGCAAGACGGTCACGCAGCAGAGCCTGGTTGCGCTGGGCATCGGATAATTCCCTGGTGTGGTGTTGGTCGGAGGCGGCCAGTTGCTGCTCGATGGCCAGGCGCTTCTCCTGCTCGGCCCGTGCCTGGGTGGTGGCGGCATTGCCGATCGCGTCGAGGTCCGTCTGGAACTGCCCCGTCTGCTTTGCCATCTTCCCGTCATAACGCCAGTCCTGTACCTGCCAGGCGGCGCCGAAGCTCACGGCCATAGCCAGCAGTACCACGGCCAACTTCTGCGCCAGAGTCACACCAGCACCTTCAACGCCTTGTCGTACAGCGCCTGGCGGTCGGCAAGTCCGGTGGTGCCACCGTTGATGCGCTTGGTGATCTTCAGAAAATCGCTCTGGTCAGCCAAGGTATTCAGTCCACGGGAGGACCAAAACCACGCCGCCGACATCGCGGCGTGCTGCGGCTGCTCGAGCAGCTCAGGCTTATTGAGCAGGTCCAGGCTCAGCGCTTCGCCGCACGCGGCATAGTTGGCCCGGCCGGTGACTTGGATCAGGCCACGGCCACGGTATTTGAAGCCATCGCCATTCACCTTGTTGCCCAAATCGGAACGACCTTCGTACCCAGCTTGCTGCGGCGTGGGCCCCCACAACTCTTTCAGCCAGCGGAACTGCCCCGACTCATGCCCGACCTGGGCGATGAAGGCGGCGACGCGCAGTCGCGTGACGATTCCGTACTTGGCCATGGCCGTATTCAGCACAGGAACAAAAACGCCGGCTTGGCGGCCGGCGTTCGGGAGTATTTGCAGCAACTGCTGCTCAGTGATCGGCATGCTTTTCTCCAGGCAATAAAAAACCCGCTCAGTGGCGGGCCTTGAAAGGTTTGTTTCTACGCCGCGGCGGGCGCGTAGTTGTCGTCGTCTGCGTAAAACACGGGTGAATATTCGCTCGCAGTAACCGCGCAGGTTCCATCCTGGTTCGGGGTTATTTCAGTGATCATCGCCGGATACCCAACCTGCTCGCTCGGTCCAAATAGGAAGCGGGCCGGCTCAATGCTGAGGTCGGTAATGATGTCGAAGTCGATTGCGCTGAGCGGCACCAGCACCTGGTGGAAGCCCGCCTCCTGCGGTTCGAACAAGCTGGTGACAGTTCCATCATGGCGGCGAATTACAGCCCGGGGCGCAACCATCGTCCAGTCCATCTCTTCGCTCAGCGTGAGCATGTACTTGTCCCCCACCTGCTCCACTTCCATGATCAGAGCGCTACTGGTGGTGTTGGGGATGTCGTCGGCCAGTGTGATTCTATCAATGTCCTCGAACACCAGTGCGTCCAACTCTGTATCCACCGAATAAGCCCAGCGGGAGAACTGGTACTTGCGCAATTGCCGCATGCCGATGCGCCACGCGTAATCTCGGCCGGACACGCCATCCAGCTGGATCTTGTCCACCTTGAGGCCAAGGCTTCCAGGCAATCGGCACTGCACCGTTTCCTTGCGGTTTGTGTACTGGTCCACGTATTCGACATCGACGCCATCGAAGTCGTCCGGGCTGGGCGCGGTAAAGCTTGCGGTCAACTCGCTGGCCATCTCATGTGGCGTGATGACTCCGCGGGGTGGCTGGATGCCCTCTCGCTTCACGCTAAGTAGCCCATTGCCGTTCGACAAATGGGACATCCCGGCGGTGAAGATCCCCTGCAGCATCTCCCGGGCCGGAACGGCCTTTTCATGGGACATGTCGTACAGCTCGCCGCGGGGAGTCCAGTAATCCTGGTCAACCGTGTTGAGCGCATCCATGTCGATCAGCGAATCATCAATTCCCAGGCTCTGGCAGACGTGCAGGGCCGCGCCTTTGATTGAGCGCATCGGCGCGCTGTCATAGATCCGGGTTGGAACGCAGTTAACTTGGCGCTCCGATTGAGCGCTGAGGCGATCGCCGCCGCGCACGTCCATTGTGATGACGGTCACGCCCTCGTAAGACTTTGGCCACGGCAAAAGCGTGCGTAGGCCAAGCCATTGAATGGACTCTCGAGCCTGGCCCCCCATAAGCGGCTCAACCCGGCGCATCTGGAACTCTGGACGCAGCGGGTACGGGAAAACCAGCTGGTGGGTGAAACCGATCTGGTCTGGCGTTGCCTCGACATATGTGTGGGTAATCGTCGTCCAGGCCCCGCCAATGGCCGCATCCCGCCAGCGGACCTCAACCGACTTCGAGGAAACTTTGATGTTCCCCTGTTTGCTGTAGTAGCACAGGCCGTTGTTGAAGAAGACGTCGTACTCAGCCATGGTTGCCAGTTCGTTCTCAGGGCATCCCATGAGGGGGCCGATCCAGTTGACGGTTCCCCCAGGCCCCGTAAATGAGAAGTCCAGCAGGGTTCGAGCAGTGAATCCGCCCCACCTTGTATCAATAGCGCCGAGATCATTGATGCGGCCAATCGAGGCGGTAAGCCCGTCAATTGAGACAACGCTATAGCGGAAGCCGCGATATCCCAAAGCCAGGCGCTGCTGACCCACGGCCAGCCCAGTGAAAGGTGTGCCGTTGTCGAACTGCAAGGTGATGGATGCCTGCTGCTCAGCAGAGCCGCCAGTCGAGGCGGTACCAACCACGTACGTCGGGCCGGAACCAAAGATCGGCACAGGCGCGCTGGTCTGCGAAATAGTGCCGCCCTTGTAGGGGCTCAGCGGCTCAATCAAGCGCAAACGCCCCGAGTTGTCTTGAGCCACCAGGCCGATGCCTGAGAGCTGCGACGTTATGATCGACACCAGGGCGCTCATACTTCCGTAGTTCGCATTCAGCGAAACGGTTTTGGTGACCCCCTGGAAGGTCACGGTCCAGACCACAGCGCTCGAACTGAAGTCGTAGGTGGTTGGGGACGCGCTGGCTGTAACAGAAGAGGGAGCCCCCCCTACACCAGGCACCGGCGGAACGTAAGGCGTTACGCTGGCAACCATCAGATCCAGATCGGTATCACTGCGCAGAGTCACCTTCATGCCAACGAACGGCGAAAGATCAGTGAGCGCGCCGGCGATCCTGCTATATCCGCCAGCAGTGGAAACCGTGAATGTGTCAGGAGTGACTACCGTAAGCACCGTGCCGGCGGCCCAGTTGTCGGGGAAGCGCGGAATGTTACCCAGCAGGGAGATCGTTGTGCCGCTGATCAGTATCGAGTCAGCCAGCGCGGTAGATTCCGATGGCGCCGTACTTCCGAGGTCCAGGCCGGCGGTGCCGGCGTTGGTGCCGCCAACCTCTCCTACCTGGTACCAGTTCTGGGCGCGAGGATCATTTGCGAGTGATGCGCCCGGTTCGTAGATGCTGAAGGCCACGTCAGAACCGAACGCCGCTACCGGGGTGTCGCCGATCTTGAGCGTGCTGGACGGGAGAAGATGCCGGCCACGGCCTACACACAGGCACAGGCTGGTGCGCATCAGGCGTTTGTTCACGAACCTCGACACCGGCGGGACCAAAAGGTCTGGATACACTTTGGCCTTGCCCAATATCTCGCGGATCGGGGAATTCAGCTTTGCATGGTTGCCAGTGGCCGTGGCCAGGTCGAGGTCATCGCCCTGCTGCTGTTTCGCAGCCTTGGCCTTCGGCATGCTCATGACCATGATGATGGACACGGCAGCCAGCGCCACGGCGACCCAGGCCGCGACGGCGGCAGCCGCCGCTCTCGCCTCCGGGAAAATCTTCACAGCGGTCTCTGGGCCGATTACCACTGACTGCCACTGATCCACAGGTACAACCGTATCATTCACTTCAAAGCAGATTGGATGAACCGCGTCGATATCGAAATCTTCGACGTTGGCGTAAAGCCAGGCTGCCAGGGTAATCGGCTTTTTTACTTGGTGCGTCTCCACCGGAACGCAGTCGCCTTTATCAACGCCAATCCGGGATGGGTAGATCTCGATCACTTGTAGTACTCCACCCGCACGAAGCGGCGCTTGAGCCTGTGCAAAGGCAGGCAGATGACGTTGTGCTTCTCGGTGATTTCCATTGCCTCAAGGGAGGCATCGACGCGAACGACCACGCCGACGTGGCGCATCTCGCTGCCTTCGTACAGGGCAATCAAGGCACCCTCCTCCGGCTGGCACGGCGAGAGCGTCGGGAACCACTTGCCGGACACCTCGACCATGGATCCGTCGCCGGCGCGAATGTGTGCCCACTCCGGCCAGTCCGGTAACCCAAGATCACGCCGGACCTCCAGCACCAGGCCGTAGCAGTCAACAAACGGCCACACTCTCCCCCCCTCGCGGTACTTTCCCGCAGGGTATTTGTCGTGATCGATCATTATTGGTACCGCATGCCTGGGGCGAATTCGCCGGTATAGTTGTGACGCAGCCAGAGGGTTTCCAGCAGGTTGAAGTAGCCGGCCACGATCTGCGCTTCGGTCGCTGTGACAGAACCGCTCTTCACTTTGTAGCGAAGGATTTTCGACGGGTAGGCCAGGTCGGTGCTGATGTACTCCCTGTACACCAGGTTGATCTCCCTGCGGTCTTTCAAGGCGGCCCGCAGGAAACCGGAGACACTCCCGTCGATGTTACACAGGGCAAACTTCAGGTCCTGCTTTCCGTCACTACCCCGTTTCGGGAGAGCGATGGAAATGCCACAAGCCAGAAAAGTCGCAGTGCCGCCCGTCTCCAGGCCCACCAGCAGATCCTCGTAACCGTCGGTTAGAAAGTGGCGTGCTACCCCGTCGGTCACTTCCAGGGTGCCGTGCAGAATCTCCGGCCCACCGCTGGAGTAGAGCCGGTTGAGTACAAAGCTTGTCATTGTGGCCGTTCCTTCTCTATCGCCAAATCAGGGAGACTCATCCAAGGAAATTACTCTGGCGCGTAGATGGCCAATCCACTTCACCCGCGGGCTTCTCAGCTCGCACTCGAACCACTGCGAGCCAGAAACCAGAACGTCCTCGAAGCATGCAATCGACACTGCTCAGGGTCATCAGGATGGGTACAGCGGGGCATACCCGAGGGTTTCACCCGCCGGTCCGGATACCCGGAACTTTGTCGTTGGTGTTCCGCTAGCGGCGCCAGCAATAGCGCTTCCCAGCAGCAGGCCTCCACCAAGAGAGCCAAGAGCGTTGAGAGTCGCCCCTGAATCCTTCCCAGCAAACCCAGCACCTGGCGTGAAGGGCACGACCGAGTTGTAATGGATGGTGCTTGTATCGTAGGCGTACATGCACCATGCAACCGGCGAGTCGCAGACCGTGCCGCTCGCCACCATCCGAGCGGAGCCCGTGGCTGCCATAGAGTGCAGGCAGCCGAAGATCGAACCGACTTGCACCGTTACCGTCGAATCCCCGCCAAACTGGATCCCGGTACCCGCAGCCCCTGAGATGCTCGGGCTCAGTATGCGAATTTGCTTACCGGTGCCAACCACCCCCTGCTCCGATCCGCCACGGATAGTTGGCTGCAGGTCAAAACCGTTTATTCGACCGGCTCCGGTCTCCCGAAAATTGATACCGGGACCTACTCCATATGACACCGCTGTGAGGCTGACGCGTGCCCAACAATCAATAAGGCTTCCGGCCGCAGCGCAAAGAATCTGCACTCCTCCGGTGACGCCGCTGCGCCAGTTTTCGCCAGTTACGTCCATCCAGCAGCCGAAGGTATCGAAGCCCACAGCGTTGGATATGGCACCTGCCGCGCTGCAATTTTTGGTAACCAGCCGGGTGAACCCAGAGAAGCTGCACGACTCAATTACGCCGCCCGTGTCAAAGCAGTTTTCCGCATAAGCGTCGGTGTTGGTTGAGTAGGCGCTTGAGCAAAAGAACCCATCAGCAGGGCGCGCAGCTGTTCCGCCGTTGATGGCCTTGCACCGCGTCGTGTTCACGCGGACCCCACTGCCTGAAGTCGCAATACAGACGCCCGGGATTTGCGACGGCGCCACTGGAGATCCGATAACGTTGCGGCCGGTGCATTCGATGAGTTCGCAGTCCGTGCCCGATGAGATCTCGATAGCGATAGTGCGCGTGGTGAGCACGCCTGTTCGGTTGAATGAGTTCGAATCTACGTCAAGACCGGTGATCTTGAGTCCTACCGGGTTCGCCGAGCGGAACGTGGTCTCATGCGACGTATTCGCCTGCGAGATGATGGTGAACTGCCCTGTGATACCGTTTATCACACGCCCCGCCGGAGACGGGAATGTCATGCCCCTGGATACAAGGAATTTTCCAATTCCGGCCAAATTAAGGCTGCTATTGTGAAACCTGTCCAGCGCGTCCGCATCGTTGGTTACGCCGTCACCCATAGCCCCGGCAGCCTGATACGTCGCGAACCCCGTATGCTTCATCCGGTAAAGCAGTCCGGCATTTGTGCGGATGGTGTCGAAGTCGTTTGCCACCGTTGTGATGTCGGAGAAGTCGGCCTCGTACTCGGTGTTGATGATTGGGCCGCCAGTGCGATACCGGGAGAGCTTCACTTCTGTGGCGGGCGTGGTCGAGGGCATCGTCTTCAGCACGGCCAATGTCGAAACCAGGCGTTGACCACCAGGCAGCAGGCTGATTCCTTTGTCTAGCGCGGTCGATGTCAGCTCATTTCGCAGAACACCGTCACCGGCTACACGGAACTTCGGCTCGTCGATGGCCCAATTGCTGACCGTTGTGTAGGGCAGCACCAGCGAAGGGCCTGGTCGATAGTAGTTTCCGTTCCGGCTGAACACCTGGTTCTGTGCCCCGATCGTGATCGGGCCAGAGGCGTAGTCGCCGAGAAACTGAAAGCCTTGGTTTAGCAGGAAGTTGGCGAACTGCTTTTCAAGCCCCGCCCAGCTGAGGCGGATTACGCCCAGGCGGTCAATCCAATTTATATTGGGCGCATTGACGGCAACGTCGAAATTTTCGGCATTGTCTTTCAGGTCGCGGGGATCAGATGAGCCGTTCGGAAGCACTGGGTTCAAGGTGGCAAAAGTTGTCATCTCAAACCTCGTCGGCGATCTGTTGGGCAAGCGCTTTCTGATCTTCGCTCAGCTCTTCCGGAGGGTTGATTGTGGCCGCGATCAAAACTTCATCACGGAACACCTCGGAAATAGTTTGCTTCTGTCCGCTCACGGTGCCGTCCGCGTGGATGCGAACGAGCACTTCATAGGGACGAATGCTTTCAGTAAGTGCCATATCAGCTCACCGTGGTGGTTGTGTTTAGGATTTGCCAGACGCTACCGTTGCTGCGGCATCGCTTCGGGCCGCCGGTGGCGTTTGTGACATCTATTTCGAAGCCGGAGAACGCACTGGCCGCCGGCAGGCTGGCCAGAAGGTATTGGCCAACCAGAACGGGACCCTGAACGGCCAGCGAGGTGGTGAAGGTTGGCGCATTGAGAAATGCGAACTCACTCCATGCCAGCGGAGTTCCGGCACTCTTCACACGCACGAAGGTTCGATTACTGGTCAGTTGAGTCCAGTACTGCGCCGCATACTGTCCGTTCGGGTGCTGATTGTGGATGCCGCACCCCTGCCCTGCCGCGGTGCCAGCCCCAATTGGAACGTCTGTGGTGGCGGCGGTACTGTTAAAAAACTCCGTGAATGCCAGGCTGTTCAGTTTGCCGGATTCGGTGATGTTGACCCCGCCAACACCAAAATCACCTACCCCTAGTGCGCTTAGGTTGGTGCGGGCGCTCACGCGGTCGATAGCACCAGTTCCACCCTTTGCGACAGGCAAGATCGATTCGGTGGCCACCGCTCCCAACCCTATGGCGCTACGTGCGGTCGCCTGAGAATTGCCGCCGGTGCCGCCGTACGCAATCTCAAGTGGTGTCGTCAGTCCCGTGATTCGGGCGATGTCGCTATTGACACCACTCTTGGCCAAGCCCGCCCGAAGCTGTGCAGCTGTTGCCCTTTTCGAGACTCCGCCCTGCACAACCGGAACGAGCTCGGCCCCAGCGATATCGTTCGCTACGGGAAGACCAGATATGGTCGTTGCATCTAGCGTGGTCATACTAAAATCACCTCTCCGGATTCAGTCAAAAGTTGCTGACCGGACTCAGTCAGAAGTGGTCGATGGGTTTCTTTGAACTCTGGCCAATCGATGTTCATGGCAATGTCGAAGATGTTCATTCGAAGGATGAATTGAGGGGCATAGACCGCCCAGCCACCGGTGAGGATCGGCCGCTCCCACAACTCAAGCGGAGCCCGGAACCTCCAGTAACCGGCGTCCAGGCTTGGCCCTTCATACATATCGGTGAAACGGACCTTATACGGCCTGATTCCCTGAGGGGTTTTCAGATCGCATTCAAACCACTCCGCCCCGGATATCAGGACATCCTCAAACCATGATTCGAACAGTTGCGCCTCAAGATCATCTTCAAAAATGAAGTCAGCGGTCAGTTCCGTTGGGACCGATGCATATGCGCGCCGTTGACGAGATCTACCGGTGTTCATCTTGGTTCGAATGAACGGGCTTACAGGCTTGAGGCCATAGCCATCAGCGACAGGAAGAGGCAGCTCAACAGGGTATTTCTTCATCGGGCCGCCCTCCCCATACCTAACATCTCTTGAATGGCTTTTGCGCCCTTGCCGTTATCGCGAATGTTGGCAACGAATTGATCGATCACCCAGCGCCCATCCACCTGACGAGACTGGCTCTGCCCGGCTTTGCTGGAGTCCTCGATCACGTTAACTACAGGCGCCAAAGGCGCAGACACCGGCAACGGATCGGTGCCAAAACCAGAACCAGAACCGCCTGATCCCTGGTTTACAAAAGCCGGACGACCGTTGCTAAGTGCCTCAAGAGTGCCAACGCCAATACGTGCCGTCGCCTCAGCATTGAACACGTACTCCCGCCCGTGAACTGGCCCGGCTATCTGGCCAACTGGAATATTCCCCGTGTATCCGCCCTCTCGAAAGCCGCCAGCCGCACCGGCCATGGCAGTCATGCCGACGGCCGATGCCAGAGGACCGGTAACGGAGAGCGCGGTGGCCATAGCAGCGGGTGCAGCAAGCGGACCAACGATAGGGATTGCAGCTGTCGATGCGTATGCAGCAAGGCCAGCCTGAAGAGACATCGCCTGAGCATTTGCACTCATGGTAGTGGCCGCGCCCACTTGAGTGGTTTTCCCGACCAACAGTTGTACCGCCTGGTAAACCAGCCACTGCGCCGCCATCTGGGCCAACGCATTGATGATCGATTTTGCGAAGTTGGTCGCCATATCTACCAGGGCATCACCAGCGCTTTCAGCTCCTGTTGCAACGTCGGAGAAGAACGTGGCAAGTCCTCCCGTAGCACTTTCCAGCGCACCGGTAGTGAACTCCGCTGCCTGTGCAGAATAGTTCTGCGCAGCGTCGGCATAATTTGCCCAAGCCTCATTGACACCATTCATCCAGTTGGTTTGCTGCTCATCCGTGGCAGCGTAGAAGTCCTGCTGAGCCTGAAGGCGCTTGTCGAGCTCGGCCTGCAGTACCGCAGTCTCGTTCTGGTAAAGCTCCGGCGTGATCTCGCCGCTGTTGCGCTGCTTAACCAGTTCGTTGACGTCAGCGGCATACTTCTGCCGCATCGCAAGGTCTGCCCGCATCCGGTCGCGGGCCTTGTCGCCCATCCCCACGCCCGCCAGCTCCTGCTCAAACCCGTCCTTCGTGGTTTGGGTGGTCAGCGCCTGGGCGTTCTTGAACGCCGTCAGCTTCAGGTCGTCTTCGTTGGCCTTCTTCAGCTTGTTCAGCGCATCCAGCTCAGCGGCCATGCCCTGGAGTTTTTTCTTCTGCGCCTCGCTCAGCTTGCCGAGCTTCCCTTCCTGGAGTTCGAAGGAAAGCTTCATTACCTCCGTGGCATCGTTCTGCTTGTTGCCGGTGGTGTTGATCAGTTCGATCTGGCGCTTGTAGCCTTCCTCGGCAGTATCAAACGACTTGAGCTGTTGCTTGGCGGCGGAGGTAGTCTCGGTAGCGTTCTTTCTAGTCGCCTTGGCAGCCGCATCGTCAGCGGCTTTCTGGGCGTCTTTCGCGGCGGCAGCAGAGCGAATAGCAACGATCTGCTCTTCGGTGAGCAATGTGTTCTCACGGATGAATCTGTTCGCCGCCTCAAGGCTGGTTTTGTCTTGGGCGGTGGCCAACTGCTTCAGAAGTTGATCGAGATACTTCTGGCCAGCCTGGGCAGCGCCCGCCCTGGCAGCGGCATTATCACGCTCTGCCCGGGTGTTGGCGTCCGTCTCTCCGGTGAGCTCTGCCAGCGCAGTTTTGAGCTTGGCGATGATTTCAGCCTTCTCGGCTGCAGCCCCGCCGCTCTTTTCGAGTGCGTTGGCCATCTCATCGGTGACACCTGGCACCTCCCGCACCTGGTCGGCCACCGCCTTCCAGTCAACAACCATCCCTGCCGACTGATCGGACGATGCTTTCTTGATGAGGTCCATTGCCGACTGGAACTCAGCAGGTAACGGAGCGATGCCAGCCATGAAACCGGACGCGCCAGCGAGACCGGCATTTGTCAGGCTGCTCTGAAACTCGAAAGCGATTGATCCTGCCGCCGTCGTCAGGTCGCTCTCGGCGTCCTCAATGGAACCCTTCAATTCTCGGAGGGTGACAGACTGCGTTGCCCGGTTGAGCTTGTTGAATCGCTCAACCAACTTATCAATGGGGTCGCCGAGGTCACCAAGCTTCTTCTCGAGCACGCTGGTGTTGTCGCGTAGAGTGAGGAATGCAGTGGCGGCACCAATAGCCAGAACAGCAATACCCGCAGGCCCGCCAAGAACCCCCATCACCCCAAGAGATGCGCGACTTGCGGCCGCCTGAGCTGCAGCAACCGCGTTAGTAGCGCGCGTCTCCACCATCCGGGCTTCAGCGAGCTGCAGCGACATCTGCGTTTGCACCGCAGTGCCGCGCGCAGCAATTGCCTCTTTCTGCGCAAGAAAAACGGAAGTCTGCGCTTTTTGTTGCTCGGCCTGAGCGGCAAGCAGAACGGCGGTGGCCTGGGCCTTTCGCGCTACCGCATCAGCGACGGCAGCCCTGGTCGCGGAAACCGAAGCTGCAGCCGACCCAGCGAGTTGCCGACCATAACCTGCCAGCGCACCGACAGCGACCACCCCTGCGATGTCCGCGAGTGTTTCGAAATTGTCCCCAAGCGTACCGATGCCTTTGGCAAGAACGCCTGTGCCGTCAGTGGTCTCGTTCAGGCGCCCAACGTATACCGAAAAGGCATTATTGAGGTTTTGCATAGCATCGCGAACTGCCACGCCCATGCTGTCCGCCAGCAGGCCGTTGGCCTCAGCGGACTTCTGCAAACCCTCGGTCAGGATATCGAGACTCAGCTTCCCCTGAGCCCCAAGACTACGAATTTCTTCCGCAGTTTTCCCGGTGGACTTGGCAATGGTTTCAACCACAGTCGGCATGGCGGCGAGGATGGACTGCCAACCATCGGCCTCGACCTTGCCGGTCTGGAGCGCTTTAGAGTAGGCATCAATTGCCGCACTGGCTTTCTCTGCCGATGCCGAGTTGGTAACCAGCAGAAAGCTGAAGCTGTCCATCACGTCCAGCGCCTGGCTGGTGTTGTAACCCATCGACTTCAGGCTGTCCGCCGTCCGGATGTACAACTCTTGGGCCTCGGCAAGTGGCCGATATGTGCGCTTGGCCGTGTCGAGCAAGCGGTCCTGCACCAGGTTGTATTCGTTTACGCTGCCAGTGGCCATTCCGATGCGGTCGGACATCTGACTGAATGAGTCAGCTGTCTCAATGATCTTTCCGACGGAGGCGGCACCAACCGCTACTGCCAGGGCGCTTTTGATAAGTCCTGCAGCGCTCTGGGCGCTCTCTCCCGCACGATCAAATGCCGTATCGATACGGCCCAAACTCTTGTCGATCTTGCCAGCCGACTGACCGACGGTGGAATCTGCCCGAGCCATCTCCTGACGCAGCTGCGCCGTAGTGGCCTCAATGCGGACGAGCATCCCCTGTACGTCGGTATCTGCCATGTTTTTCTCCGGGCAATAAAAAACCCGCCGTGGCGGGTTCTATTGAGTAATGGGTGTGAAGTCATCCCTAGTTGGAGTTCTTCCTGTTGGCGGCATCGGTGATCTTACGGATCCTTCGCTCTTCCTTGGCCTGTTGCCTGACCGGGTCGCTTGAGCGCCGATGCCAAACGTAGACGGCTGCTAAAATGATCACCACGGAGACCAGCGAAAACAGAACAACGTTTCCAGCGGATAACACCAATGCGGCCAGCCCCAAGAAAAAGCCCGGAGCCAACACAACGGCTATCACAAGGAGTAGAGCGACAATCAGGAACTGCATTAGGTTTGCCTCCATTCAAACCGATAGCCTATCAAATAAGCTCATGATGCCCAATCAGGCTGCCTGCCGACCCGTCAGCGCCTGCCGCAGCTTATCGGCCACAGTCGACGCAGATGGCTTATCAGCCTTAGCTTTCGCCTTTCCACCGCCGAAGGGATTCGTCATCTGCGCCCATTCAATCTTGGCGTCCATGGCCAGGAACAGTTCAGGGATAGGCGTGGCCCAGGCCAGTTCGGGCGACCAGCCCAACCAGCCGGTTGCGACCGCATAAAGCCGGTCGACGTAGCTGCCGTTCTCGACAGCACTTACTCCGCCGCCGGCTTTTCCTTTCCCGCGTCAGGGCCCTTGGGGTTGTAGAGCGCCACCAGGTAGGCATTGAGCTGCACGGAGACATCAAGGACGCCGGCCTGCCAAACCTGCTCTGCAACGGCCTCGGCGGCTTTGCCGGTCAGCCCGGCACCGCCGGCGATGATCACAGCGCAGCCGTCGACGCTCAGCGCGTTGATTGCCTGGGACGCGCCGCGCAGCCCGCCGAAGTGGGCCTCAATGGCCCGCACCGCGCCAAGCGTTGGCTTGAGGGTGTACGTCTCGCCGTCGAGACTGATGTCGACGGTACCGAAAAGGGTCTTGCTCATACGTCGAGTCCTTGGGGTTCGGGGCCGAAGCCCCTCGGGTTAAGCCGCGGCAGCCGGGAGAATTTCCAGGATGTCGGAGTTGATGCCGATCGTGACGTTGCGGCGAACCACGTTGTCAGCGGCGCCGGCGGCGACGGTGTTGTTCATCACTTTGCCGCGCAGGTAGAACGTGGTCGGCAACAGGGCCGGGGTGGCGGTTGGGTCGCCATCGTTCAGCGTGATCTTGATGTTGTAGTCGCCCTTGCTGCGATCCTTGTGAGCGATCTTCAGCTTGGCCTGGCCCAGGTCGCCGTTGTCGAGGCCGACGGCCAGAGTCAGGTCACCAGCATCGGCGGTGCCCTTGTACTTGCGTACGCGGCCATCGCGCAGCGAGGTGAAGGTCACGGAGCTAAACGTGTCACCGAACTCGCCCAGGTCTTCCACCTCGCCGATATCGACGTAGGTGTCTGCCTTGTAGAGCGCTTCAGTGTCCGCGCCGTTCTTGCTGCCGATACCGATCCGGCAGCCGGCGGCTGTGTTGAGGTTGTCTTCGGCCATGGGGGTTCCTCCAAGGGCACATTGGATAAAGCCGCGGTGCGGCCGGGTGTTGGGTTTAGTGGGTGGTGATGATGCGGACCGTGATAGATCCCTGGTACGTGACTCCGTCAGCATCGCGCTGAGCGTCGGATTGCTCGACCCGGACTGAAACTGCCCGGCCAACTTCCAGCGGCAACCGGCGCTCATCCAGGGCCGCCACAACCTCGCCGAGGATGCGCTTCACCTCGGCCTGGCCATGAGCGTCCGACCAAACCGACAGGTAGATCAGGCGCTGCTGACGCTTCCTGCCGGCAATGGGCGAGATGTTGGTGGAGATCTCCCGATCAAACGAGACATACGGCATATCCGAATCCATCGGCGCACCGTCATATACCGGGCATGACACCTCGGCCTCCAGCCTGGCAAAAAGCGCTTCCTGCAACGCTACAGATGGATCAGCCATTGGATAGCCCCTTGCTTGCTTTGCTCAGCGTTCGCGCAACAGCTTCCTTTATGTTGGCGATCACGTACTCCCTGTTCACGTCTTTCGCTGGTCGCAGCCATGGATGCGCTGGGCGGGCTGGGATATCCGGGTACTTACCAAAAAAATGCGTTCCATCGCTCTTGTTGGTGGCTCGCCGGTTCCGATTTCCTGCGCGCTTTCCGCCGTCATACCCCTTGGTTCCGTACTCAATGAAACGGAGATAGAAGAACTTCCGCCTATTCTTTTTTCCACGGATACCAATTTGCGCATCCAAGCCGCTGTCGGACACAAACACCGTGAAGGCGGCGGCAGCAGCACCAGTGTCCTTCGGGATCAATTGGCGCATCGTGGAAAGAATGCGCTCGGCAGAGTCCCTCATCACCGGTACCAATTCGTTTTCCATGGTGGAGTGGATGTTGCGCAGCGTCCGGCGTAGCTTGAAGTCTCCGGACATCCGCGAGCGGCGAGCGGCCATGGCCTACTCCTTGGCCTTGGCGGCCTTTTCAGCAATGGGTGCCGAGTCGGCCGCTGGCTCTACCAGGCCGCGCGCCACCAAGTCAGCGCCAAGCTTGGCGTCAACCGTAAACTCGTCACCCTTCTCCCGGTCGCCGGTAGCGCCAGACAGGGTGCCCAGGGCAATAACTTTCATGACTCACCTCTAAGGGTTAGGTACGTTCGAACAAAGCAAACGGAGCAAGTCTCGCTCGTTGCTGAGCAGGGCTGCTTCGATCAGGTAGGTAGTGCTTACGCCATTTACGGTTTCCACCAGGCGATTGCCGGCTACAGCATCCGACCTCGGGCGGACACGCACCTCCGCGGTCACAACGGCCTTCAGCTGTTCGGCAACTGGTGCAATTCGCCCGGTCGGAATCGTGATTTCAGCCCAAAGCTTTCCAAGGTCTGACCACGTAGTGTCGAAGCCACCGCTCTTGTTTCTGGTCAAAACCGGCTTCAGCATCGTGCATCGGTGACGCATAGGTCCGGATCTCATCAGAAACGCTTCCTGTACATGAGCAGCCGCTCCACCGCCAGCGGTACTACGGTTGAAATGGTGCCCAGAGCTACGCCCTCGCGGTTGGCGTACCAGTGCCCAACCAGAAGCAGGATGGCCTGCTCGACGTCGGCGGTGATTCCCATTTGATCAGGCTCAACCGGCGCGGCTTCGACCAGCTCCCTGTCGCAGTGCATGGCCACATGGGACTTCGCCGCCTCGATGTATCCGCCGATGAGCGCGTCTTCCTCGCTGCCATCTACCCGCAGGTGCAGCTTCACGCGCGCCAGGTCGATCATTTACTTGTTCTCGTTAGGCTTGGACTGCTTGTTGCCTTTCGGACCGGCGCCATCTTCCAGCGCGACCAGCCCCTTGCCGACCAGTTGATGGCCGTACTCTTCGTCTTCCAAGTCCAGAACCTGACCAGCAGATACCCGACCGCTTTGAGTTTTGACCTTTTCCGGGTCGCCTTCGAAGCCCCACAGAACTTTGACTTTCATGATTTCCACCTGATGAATGAAGGGGGCCCGAAAGCCCCAGGATTGCGGGTGAGTTAAGCGACGTGCTTGAAGCGGCCTTTGACAAAGGCATACTTCTTACGCACGGCCAGACCGAGACGCTCTTCCACCAGGATGGCGCGCTGGTTCTTGATGAAGTCGTCGTTGATCATGCCAACCTTGATGGTGAAGCCCATCCGGTCGTAGATCCGGGCGCCCTGCTGGAACGAGCCAGTCAGGAACTCGCCGCCAGTGGTTTCGCCGTCGCCTTCGTCCATGCTGTCGGATGCAACGATCGGGCGGCCCCACAGGACTGGTGTAACCAGGCCCTGAAGGTTGGCGAACAGGTAACGGTTCTCGCCGTCCTTCTGCAACTCGATGTTCATCCAATCCAGATCGGACATGACCACGGCGTCAGCCGGCAGTTTGGACTGCTTGCGGGCCTGGTAGATCGCACGGCGCACGGTGTCGATAGCTGTGTCCGACGCCTTGCTCAGGCTTGGATCAAACACAGTCGCCTGGGTCATGATGCCGTTCAGGTTGTTGCCTGTACCGTCGCCTTTCAGCAACTGCCCTTCGCGCTTCAGCTCCAGGTCAAAGCGCAGCAATTCCTGAATGTAGCTGTAGAGCTGCGGCACGTCATCGAGCGCTTCATCAGTCACGGGCATCCATACGGCGATCTTCTTGATGGTGTCGGTGACCTGCTCGAACGTCACGTTGCTGGTTGGCTTGGCGCCACCTTCCGGAACCATGCCGGCGCCCAGCGTGTGGAGCAATTCGCGGTAGTAGGTGAACGCCTGACCGGTTACCGGCGTGGTCGGGATCAGATCGCGGATCAGCAGATTCTGGCGCGGAGCGCCTTGGATAACCGGATCGTACTGCGGGGCAACCAAGCCAGCACTGGTCACCTTGACCTCGGCCATGCTGGCCATATCGGACTTCGTGATTTCAATTTCGGCAGAGCTCTGAGTCTTCTTGGTCAGGGCCTGGTAGTTGTCGTTACCTTTGACGAAGTCGATGAAACTTTTCTTCTCCTGGCCCTGGCTGCGGAGCTTGATGCCCTTCTCTTCAAGCTTCTGCACCTGCTCGATGACGCGCTCAATCTCGCCTTTTTGGTTTTCGATCTGAGATTTCATCTCGGAGGTGACAGTGTTGCCTTTTTGTAGCTCTTCGGCGACAGCGTCGTACTTCTTCTGCAGACCGCCGAAACCTTCTTTCAGCTGGTTTTCGAGCGAGCTTTTTACTTCCTGGATTGGATCGGTCATGGCGACACCTTAAAAAATTGGTCAAATGTGTGTGAGAGTTTTTTCAGCTCTTCCACGGTCGCCGTGGCCTCAGTGTCACCATCACGGTGAACTGCGGAGTAGCCGAGCGAGGCGACCGCAGCCGCCTCCTTTTGGGAGAGCCCCATGCGATCGCGCAGGGCCTTCTCAAAAATCCTGATATCCGACTTCACGTCGGTAACCTGTGCTGCCGGGTTCATCCCGAACGGCACCAGCGAAGCTTCCCAGAGCTCCGCCTGCTTGATGATTCGAACACTTCGGCCTTCGCGTTCTTCGTAGGCTGCAAGGATCGTGTTGAAACCAATGGACATACTGTCAAGCGTGCCTTCCTTCATCAGCTCGTAAGCGTCACGGGCATAGCTGACCGCCAGGTTGACCCGTCCCTTGATGTAGAGGCCGTGGTCGTCCTGGGTGAACTCCGCCGAGCCGACAAGCCGAGTTAAGTCATGGAACAGCGCCAGCTTCAGCCGGCCGGCCCGCGTGGTTTTCACCTTGGTGAACGCACCAGGGAGAATCACGTCATCACCCAAGTCGATGTTGTTGAACACCGCGGCATAGCCCTCGAAGTTGCCGAGCTCGTCGCTTGCCTTCACCTCAAAGGGAACTTCAATCTTGCTTAGCATTGGTCTGCATCTCCCACCGGGTGACCCGGTCATATTCTTCGCCAGCCAGGCGGGGCTCGTTTTCTTTCTCGCGGACGGCGTTGATGCTTAACCAACCAGAACCACCAGAACCGCCAAGCGCAGCCTTGTAATAGGCCGCCCGGCCCGCGCTATCTGCGCGCAGCAAACCTTCCACGATGAACTCCACAAACTGGGGTTTATCGCGGAAGAGCTTGTCGTTGATTTCATCCTCGATCGCATCGAGGTAAGGCTTGAGGCCGAAGGTCACGTAACCGCTGGTTTGTTGTTCCAGGTTCGAGCCCATGATTGAGGTCTTACCGGCGCGGTTCGCCAGGTACAGGGGCACACCGTAGCAACCGGCAATCGCCTCCTCCTGAAACTGCTGGGACTCAATGAACTGGCTGTCTTTCTGGCTCAGCCCGGCAGGCACGATCTTCGGGCCGCCCTGCAAAATCCCCATCGAACCGATGTCGTTGATGTCGCCTTTACGCACATCGGGAAACTTCTCCATGATCTGCGTTTGCTGGACCTTGGTCAGGAACTGGTCATAGATGACGTAGCCGCCGGTAAATCCGCCTTTGCGCATGAACATCGCAGACCAGTTTTGCGCCGTCTTGGCGAGCCCCATCGTTTCAGCCTGATACTCGACGGGTGAAAGCCCGTTGATGCCATCCATGCTGAACAATTTGAAGTGCAGCATATTCTCGGGCGATACAGGAACACGTTCTCCGCCGATCGTGACCCAATAGATCAAATCATCCGAGGTATCGACCTCTACGTTGTCAGCGCTTACCGGGATGAAGCCGATCCAGTCACCGTTATCGGCACGCTCAATGATGCTGTACGCATTCCCGCGAAGCGCCATGTTCACCACGACGCACTTGAGGAAGTTGAGCTTGGTCATGTACGGGTTAGGCTTTCTCAAAACCCGGGCTTGGCGTGACTTGGTGTCAGCCAACACACGACCGGACGCCGTGTCCTCAAAGATCTTGAGTGGTAGGCCGGCGGCAGACTCGCTCAGGACCTTCACGCATGCCCAGACAATCGGAATTGTTATCGCGGCCTTCGGCGTAATAGTCACGCCCGACTTGGTGCGCTTACCGCCGGCCACCATTTCGACCTCGGTATATTCGCCGGTCTTCGGGTCGGTGTAGCCGAACATGCGCCATGACAGCGGGTTGTACCAACGAGATGCCATATTCAGCCTATGAGTTCGAGCCGATGAGTCCGAAGAACCCATCGGCGAGATAGTTGTCGAGCCCGCCTTTAGCCTCGGGATTCAGCGAGAGCAATGAGATGGCGCTGAATAGCGCCATGAGTGGATCAATCTTTGCGGTCCCTGATGCCTGCTTAGTGATCAAAAAAGCGTTTGCGGACGGGACTCCCTTGGCGTTGCCGCAACTCCAAGCCATGAGTGGTTGGCCGCAGTGCAGAAGGTCACCCTGTGCGAGCTTTCGCTCCGTCGTTTTGATTGCGCCTGTCAGCTTCCATCCTTGGGATATCCCAATGACCTGTTCTTCTCCCACGCCCGCTGCCGCCAGAGCATCGAGAACGGCGCCAATCCCGGCGGGATCGAGCCCCACTTTGTCTAGCAAACCGGCATCATTGATGCGCGCAACGAGAGCCGCCAATTGCTCAACGTCATCCCCGATTTTCTCAACAAGGGTTAGATCACCAACACTCGCAAGGTCATGCAGACGCGGCGCCTCAGATTTCCGGCGCTCCAGCACCGAAGGGTGTGCCCAGGCATGACCCCAATGTAGCCACTGCCGCGAATCTCGGGCTCGACCCAGAACTGCCAGGCCGAGCAAGTCATCAAGCCCGCCTCCATCAACCCCCACCGTAACGACCTCGCATCGCTCCAGCAGAGAGTCAAGGTCTAGACCTTCAAGTGCTTGAGGCTCCCAGAACTCAGCGCCGACCCAGTTATCGGACATCAGAGCCAAGCCAATTTCGATGTTCAAATGCTTGGCTAGGAAGCCGCGCAACTCTGCCTCGCCGTCGATCTCCGCCTGCATGAACAAGCGTTCCAGCGTTGGGCGATCAACCGAGTAGTTGATGTTTGGGTTTACCAAGTGGAAGTTTTCAGGCTTCCGCGCTTCGCCGCTTTTGATCATCTCCTGGGAGAATTCGTAAATGATCGGCAGGAAGCGGTTGTCGCTTATGCGTCCATCGCGCACACCACGCGCATAGTTCAGCTTCGACCTGAAGACGCCGGCTGGGGGCTCATTCGATTGCGTCGTAAGCCAGATGATGAAGCCTTCAGGCCTGGACAACAGACCACCAGTGGCCTCACGGATCATGTCCGCCGCTTTTGGGTTTTTGCCAAACAGCCAGGCCTCATCGATCAAAACGCCGACTGCCTTCTTCCCGCCCACCACATCGCTGTCAGCAGCCACCACCTTTAACGTGGCGCCGGTCTGGCGATGAGTAATGAGTCGGAGGTGCGGCTGGACGTGTAGAAGTGTTTTCAGCTCGTCGTCGTTGTTCACCATGTCCTTGGCTGGGACAAAAGCGTTATCAGCAATTTCCTTGGTAGGAGCCAGGATGATGAACTCTGCCGATAGCCTCCAGTTGCGCACTAACGCTGTCAGCATGATCGCCGCAGCGATCGTGGATTTACTGTTCTTCTTCGGAATGCAAAGCATGAATTCCCGAATCAGACGTTCGCCGGTCTCGCTGTTGTAGCTCCCGAATACGGCACCAGCGAACGCAAGGACCCAGGGTGCGCACGCGGACTCAACCGTCGGGCTACCCGGAGCATCTACAATCTTGAGCCCCTTGAATATTTCCAGGCTTTCCGCAGCCTCATCAGGAAACAACGGCGGCGGAATAATAGATTCGCCGGCAGCCAGAAGCCGCCACCAATCCGGGCAGGCGGTTGTCCATTGCATGAGTTATCCCTTGACGATGGAGAGCGGCGGCTTGCCCTGGGCGTACCGGCCTTTTGCAGCCTGCTTGGCAGCATCCTGCAATGCATCCTTCTTGCCTTGGTCGGCGACTTTTCCGTGCACATAGGGCATGAGCGCTTTTGCGGCATCAACCCGAAGCCTTGGCTCTACGGCCTGCTGGTTCATAACTGCTACCAGAAACTCTCGAGGGTCGTCGGTCTCTACGATCACCAGGGCGTCAACGTCGTGCTCGCCCGGACCCGGCGAGTTAACGTTCTGGCCTGGTTTAACTTTCTCACCGGAAGCACCTGCGGCCCTGATCTTTCTGCCCATGGCCGCGATAATGTCCGGGTCTTTCGCAAGCTTGGAACCCGCCTGAGATGCGGTTTTCTCGGAATATCCGGCGGCGATTGCTGCATCTCGTTTTGACGCGCCCGACTGCAAAGCGTCAGCAAACCGGCGCTTTTTGTCGGTTAAAGCCATAGTTAACTTTTCCTAAAAATGGAGAAAAATGTGTGCGTGGGACAAGGGGTGGTCTAGCTCGATGAGAATCGCTATATTTTGACCGCCCCCGGTGCCACTGACGTGCTACAAGCCAGATTATCGGGGCACTGGCGTGCTGCAAACGCATCAGGCCAGCCCTGCCTCTTCCCGCTGCTTCTTAGATGAGTGGCACGGTGCACATAGGCTCATCCAGTTGCTGCGATCCCAGAACAGCGTCATGTCGCCCCGGTGAGGCGTGACGTGGTCCACCGTGTTTGCCGCTGTGACCCTGCCTTCTCGCTGACAGTACACACAGAGCGGGTTGTCATTGAGATGAACGAGTCGAGCCTGCTGCCATTCGTAGTTGTAACCACGCTGGCTAGCTGTGGTCTTGCCGGTGCGCCATGAGCCTGGTGCCGCAACAGCTAGCCTGTTGCCCTGGGTGGCGACTCTGTTACCCAAAGTCTTGAGCCGCGCCATTACTGAGCTGCTCGGTTGAGAGCTTCATCCGCCTTGTCTGCTGCCTGGGCAGCAGTGGTTGCGGCCTTTGTGGCCTTGTCGGCGGCCGTTCCAGTCTTTCTGGTCAGCTCTTCAAGGCGCTTGTCCCGTTCGTCCATGGCGGTGTCGTAGGCCTTGCGGATGTCGGTTACCTGATTGCTCTGCTTCTCAGCGAGAGACCAGTACGCGGCCTGGTAGCCGAAGATGGCGCCGCCACCAACGAGAGCGAGCGCGATGACCCAGACCTCGAAGCGCCGCCACCAATGGCGGGCGATGAAGTTGATTGCGCATCTTTCCATCAGTTGTTACCTCCAAGCTGAGTGCGCAACCGGGAGATCTCCTGGCTCTGCGATGTCACCTTGTCAGTGAGTTGAGCGACCTGACTGGTCAGCGCGTCAATGCGCCCTTCCATTCGACCTACAGCTGCGGCCAGTTCATTGCGTTCTTTGGCGAACTGATCGGCTCGGGCCTCGGCCTCTTTGCGGGCAACACGTTCCGAATCAAGCAGCTCGTTCAGGCGCCGCACGGTGCCGATGTCGGCATTGTCCATGACGCGTTCTGTGGCATCCCTTGAGAGGAACTTCCTCAGCCAGAGAAAGACGCCGAGCAGGATGGTGCCGCTGCCGCCCAGCCAAGCAAAGGCGCCAGGCCCGAGGTCGTTTGGATCCATCCGATACTCCAGAAACGAAAAAGCCCCGCACAGTGGCGGGGCTCAGAATTTGTGTCGCCTCTCATAACGCGCAAGATCGACATGATGGGGATAATTTCGCTCAAGCGCTCACGTTTGTCAACTCTTATGCTTTTTTTTCACTTTGTTGTTGAACACTTCTGATCCGAACTCTCCTCTTAAGGCCTCCCGTGCTAGTCCGACGTGCTTGAAATAGACACCCTCAGGTCGATCGTCAGGCCCTTCATCATCATCATGACGACCCTGCTGTACGAAGTGCGCCTCTCTCTTCATAGCGTAATCATAGTTTCTCTTGAATATATCTATCGCTTGAGTGCGAGTGGTAATTCCCATTTTAAACATGTCATTCAGGAGGGCTGAATAATCCTCAAACTCATATCTATTAATACTTGGAAATATGTCACTCAGAACCATAGACAAGTTATCAACATTCAAATCATCTTCAACAGCTGGCTTCTCAGAAACAACATCCGATGCTTTCTCCTTGTAAGCAACGCGCTCATCCAATACCCGCTGAAGCTCAAGATCAACTGTTTCCAAAAGTGCAGAAACTCGATTAATCGTCCGACGAATGGGGTGAGGGACGCCAGACTCCTGCTTATATTGAAGTTTATGTGACGCTGCAGCCCAGATATGCTGTGCCATTGTCCTAACTTGCAGTTCTAGCGAAAAACCGCCAAAACCAGCCCAAGTCGGAACAGAAAGCCAACTCGAAGGAACTTTAACAATGTAATGATGCGACTGATAGCCAAATTCGGATTCGCTCAATCTCTCTCCGGTGTCTTCCGAGGAAATCAAATCAAAACTTCTAGCAACAATATCACGAACCGAGTCTAAGTCCTTTTTAAACAATAAAATAACCCGAATACCTATCAAATCCGACAAATCAACAATAGTAGAAAGCGCGTTTCCTTTTCGTTCAATTTTATCAGCAATTGAGCTCCACGTTTTTACTCGACTTTCAATTGGTACGCCAAGAGAGACTCCATGCTTTTGAAACAATTCGTGAAGCTCAGCAATTACTGCTTCTTTAAGCCTTTCGGCTCTGGGCAATATATCGTGATACCCAACGCGTAGAGTTTCTAGATTGTCCATAGCCATTCCTTATGAATGGGAACGATCTTCGCATTTATGACGCCACACGGTCCATAAGGACGCCCTCAGCACGCAGAATAAGCTCAGCATGGCTTAATGCCTCGGCCACCATCTCGTCAAGCGTGCCGTGGATTACTGCTCGCCAGCGGCGCCTAGTTGATTCGGGGTTGGCTTCCAGGTCCCAAGTATTCATATCGTAGAAGCTGTCTGCCAGCACAATCATGTCTGCAGATCGGGATTCAGCGGCACGGCGAGCAACCTTGGCAGCGGATACAGCCGCAGCGATCAACGCATCACGACGCCAGGCCGGCGCATCGATTGGAACGTCTACGACCACCGACTTTACAGGCTTCGCACGCACACCTGGCAGCTTTGGGATAGCCCATGTAGTTACCGCCTTATAAAGGAACAATTGCGGCGCTGGCGTGACCACAACAGTTTTGAGGTGCGCAATCGCATCGACCTTGTGAGCCCTGTGGGTGGAGTACTTCGCGACTAACACATGCCAGTGCCTAGGGGTAAGCAAGTGGTGCAGTCGGGCAGCGACCCAGTAGTCCACTTGATTGCGGTCGAAGCCATCGCTTTTTGACGCGAAGAGCGACACTAGATCGCCGTCGCCTTGCTCGGTCGGGTCATACAATTTCTGCCATGCCTGCTTGCTGGTGTTGTCGATGGATTCAGCAGCGAGGGCCGAAACGACGCCGCCAAGTACGCTTTGATAGATCATCGGTCAGTCCCCTGTGAAGTTGGTGGCACCTGGGCCACGTCGGTTGTTCTGGTTGTACTGGGCGGCCGGGCCGAGCATCGGCACATGGCGCTTCAAGGCTTCGATTTCTCGCCGGGCCAGCTGAAGCCGGAGGCTCAGTTGACCAACCAGATCTTGGAGTTCCAGCGGTTTCCCCGTGGCCGCCTCAACGAACCCGGAAGAGTGGCAAGCACCGCAATCGATCTGATGGAAAACCCCGTTATTGAATCCCCGGCCCTGGCAGTCAGGACACTTGTCCAGCAGCTTCAAATCCTTTCGAAAGGCGGGGCCACTGCTCTTTTTCATCATTTTTAAACCTCGCCCTTAACAAATTGTGGTTCTGGCTCGCAGGCCCCGCCGTTCAAGGCGTCTACGATGTTTTGCGAATCTTCATATCTAACGCCTGTCTGCTCGTGAATCGCCTTGAAGCCACGTTCATCTAACCAGTTGTGCCACTTCACCAAGGCCAGGCGACGTTGCTCTTTGGCCTGGGTGTTGATGTAGGTAGAGGCGATCTTGCCCAGCGAGTGGTTGAGCAGCATCTCGCCAATGTGACCATCGACGCCGAGGTCAGTCCAGGCGGTACGAGCCACCTTGCGCAGGTCGTGACTGGTCCAGGCGCCCTGCCCCAACCGAGTGAAGACGGCGCTCGCCTGGTTGTCGCTCAGTGGCTTGCCACGGCGTGACGGGAACAGGAACGCACCTGCATATCCCTGGGCGGCCTGGCAGTCACGGTAGCGGAGCAGCAGTGCGACAACTTGGTCGGTCAGCGGCACCCGAAGCTCGGTCTTGGTTTTGGTGTGTTCGGCCGGCAGGAACCACTCACGCTCTGGCAGCGCGATATCAGCCCAGCGAGACTGGCGGGTCTCCCCGATGCGGGTGCCGTGGCACAACATCATCAAGGCCAGCATGGCGTCACCCGGAGCACGCTCGAAGCGCTCGCACAGCAGCGCCACCAACTCAGGCAACTGAACATCACGCAGGCGTGCGGCCTTGGGCTGGATGCGCGCCGTGGTGAAGTTGCTGAACTTGAGCTCAGCCATCGGATTGAAGGGGATCAAGTCCAGTTTGCGCGCCTGGCGGAAGGCCATCGACACCAGTCGGTACAGCTGCTGGACGTACGACAGCGACAGCTCTTCCTGTGCAGGCCACATCAGCAGTTTGTCCAGGGTCTGCGCGGTTACGTCGGTGATCAGCAAGTCATCCAGGCGCGGCTTGAGCTGGCAGCCGATCGCAGACTTGATGGCTGACCGACGCTTGCCGCCCAGCGACCGCGACTTGGCCATCCGATCACCGAACCAGTCCAGCAACTCCCCCACGGTCACCCATCCGGAAACACTGGCCGCGCCGTCGGCAGCGACACGCAGGCGCACCGCCGGCAAAGCCGCGACCACCTGCTTGCTGCTCAAGTCGGGGAAGTGTCCGATCAGGTGCCACTGGCGCTTGTTGAGCAAGTACCAGGAGCCTCGGGCGCGATTCTTGGCGAACCGGAAGTGCAGCGCCGGGTGACTGGCATCCCGCAGATCTCGCACATGCTCAAGCTTGGCATTGCGGGCAATCTCGGAATCCGACAGCTTCACCGTCAGGGTTTTGATTTGGGTGCTCAAACGCTCACCTTCCCTTCTTTGATCAAAATGGCCTGAGTGCGCATGACGCCCTCGGCAAGAAATAGACGGACCTCGTATTTGGTCAATTGGCCCGGCGCACGCAGCCGTCCATCAGCAATGTCGTGGCAGTAGGCACAGGCCCAGGCGCCCTGAAAGTCATTTGGTTTCATGCCCATACCGCAGGTACCGGCCAGGCGGTAGTGCGCCAGGACGGTGGTGGACGAGTCGCAGCCACACCCCGGGAACCGAACCTGGCAGTCGCGATGGCGGGCGGCATTCGTGAGTTTGCTCACCGAGAACCCCCTGCAAGACGGGCGCGCAGTTCGGCGATAGCTCCCTTCCCCACCTCGGGGGTGATTCGGGCGTCGACCTTGGCGGGCAACGCCTTGGGCATTGACTGAAGCGGCAAGCCGTAGAGCAAGCGCCGAATAGTGATTGTGTAGTTCCGGTCGAACAGCTTCAGGCTGAGCGCGGTGTCGAGCTTGTTCAGGCTCTCGAACCCACACTCCCTGGCCGTGTGCCAAACCGCGTCATGGGACCACTTGCCCTGCCCCGCCATGCCTGGGTGAGCGTTCCGGCAAGCCTCACGGTGTGCGGCAGCCAGGGGCGGAAGGCCGAGCATTTCGGGGGTGGGTTTGCACCACTCGATGAACTGCCCCGGGCTCGGGATGAAGTCGGACACTTGCTTGCGGGCCTTGACCATGCCGAACTCGATCTGCCCTTGTGAGCAAATCCCCTCATCGAGAAACGCCTGCATCCATTGAACCTTTGCAGCCTGGTACGTCTCCTTATCCGGCCACGCTTGCCGCCAGGCCGAACGGATCAGGCGCAACTCTTTGAAAAGCTCGTTGATGGCGAAAGCCATCTTGCGGCGGCTCTCGTCAGCCGGCGCTACAGCCTCATCCGCTGCGATAAATTCGCCTGACTTCGGGTTGGCCCATAGGTTGTTCGCGATCACTGATACCTGTTTCATTACGATTGCACCCCGTTCTGCCAGTCGGTGTCGTCGTCATCGAAGTCCGATGCCGGTGCCGGCTTCTGACGTATCGGCGTGACGTTGGTGGCGGCAGCACGGGCCTTGTCGTTGTTCACCCACTTGACCAGCATGCTCACCCACTCGGCCTGCGTGTTGACCTGGCGCTGCGGCTCGTAATGACCAGTGAAGGCAACCCGGACTTCTTCGGTGAACAGGTCAAGCGACAGGCCCCGGTGGAAGGCATAGGTCTTCAAAAGCTTTTCGTCCGGTACCCAGTCGAGTGTCATTTCGCTGGGCATACGAGGGTCTGCTGGCTCATGCGCAGGTAGAGAGGGTTTATTCTTCTCTACATCTTCTTTAGGTAACGCACCGCTAACGCTCGGATCGTTACCTTTGCCGTTACTGGCCTTGTGGTTTGCCACCCGCTTCGCCGTGAGAAGCCTGTTTTTAGCGGTCTTGCCGTTGTGCCGGTCGAAATGAGGAAGGCTGATAACACCGTCGATCTCAATCATCCAAGCAACCGATTTCATGTGTTCGCAGAAACCGATAACGCCGACGAGACGATCAAGTAACTTTTTGCTAACGCTCGGAGCGTTACCTTTTTCGGTTTGCTGATCGAACCAGCCCCAAACGCGCATCAGCTTGCCGACAACAGCGTCAGGATCGATATCAGCCAGGTCGGCAATCTGGCAGACCTCCGGCTTGTCTAGGGTGGTGAGTTCGAATTTGATCCAGTCGCCGGCCATTACAAAGCCTCCTGAAGGACTGTTGCGAGGTGGGTGATGCCTTTGCGCGTGACCATGACCTGCTCAACCACCTTGAGGTCTTCCTCGGCGCCATTCCCTACCCTGACCAGCTTGTGCTCAAGCAGACCCGAGGTAAGTCGAGGCTGGTAGGCAGACCAGGCGGCGAAGGACGTGCGGCGGTAGATCCAGCGGTTGTCGCTGAGCCACTTGAAGAGCTTCAGCGGGCCGATGCCAAGTTGCTTGGCGGCGGAGGTGATGCAGATCGAGCCTTGGGTCGCGGACAGGCGCTCCAAGGCTTGAACCTTGGGCGCCTGCTGCTGGATGACTTGGTGCAGCGAAGCGTTCTGCTTGGCCTGATCGGCTGCGAGCTGGAGGGCTTCGGCGAAGTTGGAAGGAATCGATATGGCGTGTCGCGACACCTTTTCGAGTTCGCCAAGACGTGTCACGACACGATGGCGAAGCGGGATGCTGTACCCGGTCAGAAGTGTCTCGGTGAGCACGCGGCCAAGTTGGAACTCGGCGGTGTAACCGCGTCCGTCCTTCACTTCCTGAAGATGGCGCAGATTTGCGCCATCCTTCTCCAGGGCATCGCGCATCACGCGAATATCGCGGATGACATCCTTGTGTTGTTTGCCAGTGAGATCGGCGATCTCCCGGCTCGACATCGTCACGGTATTGATTGGAGCGACGAGTGTGTTCATAATGGCCCCACGAAATGTTTCTGCTGTTTAAAGGACCGCCCTGCCAGGCGGTTTTTTTATGTCTGCGATTTGGGTGCTGGATGGATCAACAGCTAAACCACATCGCCTTTTTGTTTTCGCCTATTGGGCGGAAAATCAACTCATCGAACGGTTAGGCCGCCGAATCCTTGGTTGCGCTTGCTGGGTCGTCTTCACGAGTCGCACAAAGCTCTCCGCGTGATTCCTTTTCCAACACGCACTGCATTGGATAGGAGAACCCGCCAGCGGATCTGCATTGCGAAACCCGGCTTCTCGTCACGCCGAGGGCCGCACCGATCGCGCCTGGCGAGCCAAAAAACTTCAAGGCTTGGTCATAGGTCATTAAGGTTTCTCCATTTCACTGCCGCGAGTTTAGAAATGTTAACCATAAAAGGCAAGTTATCTAAACTCGGCATTGTTTAGAATCCTAAATATGAATTTCAGCGAACGACTCAAAGCACGCATGGACGCCATGGGCCTCCGTGCGACAGACATCAGCGAGATGACCGGCGTATCGAAGGCGACGGTGTCTTTCTGGATTAATGGGACAAATGGCGCGAAGGGAAAAAACCTGACATCGCTAGCCAGGGCGCTCGACTGCTCAGCTGAGTGGCTGTCGGAAGGCATTGATCCGCCCAAGGCCCCGAGCCTTGCGCCTATCGAAACCTGGGATGATGAAACGCCGCTGGACGTCGACGAGGTCTATGTCCCCTTCCTGGAAGAGGTAGAGCTGTCGGCAGGCTCAGGCAAATACTCAATAGAAGAGAGCGACTCAGCCCGGCTGCGCTTCTTCAAGAAAGACCTGCGCCAGAACAACGTGCAGTTTGCCAACGCAAAGTGCGTCTCTGTCAGCGGCAATAGCATGCTCCCGGTGCTTCGCGATGGAGCTACCGTCGGTGTAAACGTGGGGAAAAACTCACTACGGGACGTCGTTGACGGAGAGATGTACGCGATAAGCCACAATGGGCAGCTCCGCGTGAAGCAGGTTTATCGAACCCCAACAGGAATCCGGTTGCGCAGCTTTAACCGAGACGAACACCCTGACGAGGACTACACCTTTCAAGAAATCCAAGACCAACAAATAGCGATCATCGGCCACGTATTTTGGTGGGCCATGTATTCCCGCTGAAGCCGAGAATCGCAAATGAAGACCCGCCAACGAGCGGGTTTTTTTGTGCCTTTGAATCCAGAAACTTAACTATTTGTTAAGATTTCTAAAGATATGGCTTGACCAATCTTGTTAAGTTTTCTAAATTTGCCTCATCGCCGGATAACAACCGGCCAGATGGAAGGCAGCGATGAACCGGCCTCAACGGTTCAGAGGGTTGGCAACTGACCCGGGCGTGCAGCGTAAAGCGCCAAGAACAGTTATCCAGCGGGAGAACAAGCCGAAAGGCCCGCGGCTGGACAAACAATTTGATGGGGCCGGCGGCAGCGCCAGTAGCGGGAAGCCGGCAAGCGACACCAGAAGCTTTCACTTCTGCACCTGGTGACGGGTGCAGCGGGAAAACAACCGGGAGTCACAACGATGAACGAGATCATCAACGGCGCATGGAAGGGTCACCTCGGTAGAGGCCTTGCGCCCAAAGAACTTCAGTACCTTCTGGCCGCTGCCCAGGGCATGACCGCCAAGGAAATCGCCAGGCAGTTCGACGTTGCAGCGTGCACCGTGGCCAAGCGCCTTTCCTGCGCAATGTTCAAGCTCGGCGTTACCCGCCAGACCGCGATGATCGCCGAGGCCATGCGCCGCCAGATCATCTCTCCGATGTGCTTCGTCCTAGCGGCCTTGATCGCCATCCACGCAATGATCGGTGACGAGTCGATGCGTCGTGACCGCCGGGTGCCCGAACGCCGTACAGCGCAAGTCAGGATGGTGCGCCGCGCCGAACAACCGGTGCTGCTCGCCTAGTCCATGAGGTGGCCACTGCCTGCCCAGTGAGCGAGCAACGGAGGATAGGCGGCCATGTGAACCATGAGCGATTGAAGGCGCCTATCGCGCCGACCTGCGATCACATAGGGAGGTCTGTGTGACGCACCGAAAGCCTGGGCAACCTCCTGGCTTTTTTACGCTTCGCCTTTATCCATCAGCACCCTCCCCTGCGCCAACGGCAACCAGCAGGCGGTCAGGATGCTGACGAATAAACGCAACCCACCATAAGGAATCGTGATGAACCAAACCATTCGCCAAAAACAAGCGATCCTGCAGTCGTTACGGGATCGGTTTGCACTGTCCACCTCGGAGATGTACGTGATGATCGGTCGCGAAGAGCCAGTAAAGGTGCCGCGCTTCAGCGTGGTGCCGCTCGGCAAGAACACTTTCGACGTTATCGAACGGGCCTCCGGCCGCTCCCGCGGTGCACGCCTGGGCCACGACGGCGCCTGTCAGTACGCGGAAGAGCTTGAACACATCGCGGACTTCACTGATGCGGTGAAGTCCACATCAAAGCGCTTTGGGTCTCGCCTGCTTCGCTGGACGATCGGCTTTGCGGCGCTGCTGGTGGTCTTCACCTACTACGGTGCGCAACATTGATAGCTTACGATTAGCAAGACTTGACTGGCCGACAGGCCCATGCTAAAGATAAGTTTCCTAACTAAGCGTGCAGAGGGAAGACTGCTATGAAAGAAATGTAAGTAATGAGCCCTGCAAAATCAGTTAGATTAAAAGCCGCCGTAATGGTGGCTTTTATTTTTGCTTCTACTCTTTAGCCGCTGCCTCTTCGTTATCCGCTATGTGCTGATCTGCAACAACCTGAGCATCGTTAACAATTTCTGATAGCTTAGAAAGGTACTTATATCCAAAAACCTCTTCATAGCCCTCCAAAAACTGAGGTGTTTCTCTAAAGTCTTTAAATAATGGCCAATCGTGATATGCCACCTCACAAATCAACTCACCGACCTTACCTATCTTCAGCATAAACCCCTTGGCCGATTCGTAATCCTCAACTAGCACAGCGCGCGCCAAGCGGAAATCATAGATAACAGCGGACCAGTCTTTTTTCTCTAAAATTTTCTTTGCTGCAGCCACACCGTTTATTTGCCTAACAGCAATGGCATGATTCAATGTAAACATTCGATCCATTAAATCTTCAGATATTTTTGGCATCTTCTGAGCAAATCGACATAATGCAGCCGACTTATGAAACTGCCCCAAATGGAGGTAATCATAAATTAAAGAGTTAAGTTCGGAGTCTGCTAGACGCCTTTCATCGGGCAACATTTTCCGCCATATCGTATGACCCAACATAACTCCGACCTCCATAACCACATGGCAGGTATTAAAGAAATATTTCGCACCGACATCCAACTGCTGGCCGACTGCAATACCCTCGGGAAGCCTGTAACCTGCGTCGGAGCACATTTTCATGTACTGCTGACTAATTATTCCATCACAGTGCGTAAATAGATTCCTACGCTGCGATGCCTCTACAAAAACAGACCAACTATCAAACTTAGTCAATGTTTCAAATGCAAATCTTTTTTCAAACTCTTTAAACTGTTCTATATAACTTTTTCTACGAACGGTTTCTATTTCCTTTTCAAGCACAGCCGCCTTGAACTCCTCAAGAGATGGATACTCAAGCACTTCACACACACTGAACTGTGCACCTATATTTTTAAAAAGGTCAGTTCGGGCAGAATAAACGCCCTCTATCAATTCACCAACAAACTTATCAAAACAAGTAAAAAGACCTATAAAAAGGCTGCGTTCTAAGGTAGCAATCGTAGCATCATTTTCTAAGCGCTTTGCAAGCCTCAGCATAGTTCTAAGATTGCGTGCCGCTACTAGTTTCTCCTCGGCCGAACAGTCCATTTCAATAATTGCCTGATTTGCCAAAAAGGTACCCTGTACCTCTTTCGCTCGCTTTATGTATGCTTTTTTAGCTTGAGGAATGCAATTTTTTGCAGACTCTTCTATATCGTGGACCTTATGTACAAATCTACTTATCGCACTAGCGATTAGGTGCAACGGTGGATCTACACTTTCCGATTCAACTTCATTCTCTACTTTAGCTTCTTCAGCTTCGATTGGAGCCGCGGCGCTCTCTGCGTTTAATGCCTGAGCTAAGTTGTTCATTTTCCTTCCCTAGATGACATAAGAAAAAATGTGACAGATTTTCGAATCATGTCATAGTGCCACAAATACGGGTATCCCCCTATGCACAAAAATCGTGGGGGGCACGGTTCGCCAGCTCTCGCCGCTATTCGACGCACCCCAGTACGCCGAGCAATTCATTGAGCTGGCCCGCAAAACGCTTAGGTGCCGTGACATGCAGATCAGGGCCAAGGCCGTGCTGGTGGATGCCAAGGGCAAGCCAATCATCAATTCCAAAACAAAGTCGCCCCGCGTGGGGTTTTCAGAGTGGCCGCCGAAGGACGAAGGCTTGGACGCTTGATTAAACTTGAACTACTTAGTTAGGCGCAAAAGCAACAGTCGAAGTTTTTCAGATAATCGGACGGGGCCTGCAGAAATCAGACTAAGTTGAATGAGCGCTTCCTCTATCTGGACCCGGAAGCCATGGACAGGGCTCAAATATAAATCGCCCTTATCAATGACCTCAAAAGCTAGCCTGAACTCGTTCAAAATCCCCTCAAGCGCATGACGCACAGACGTCAAGTGCTCACTAATTTCGATGTCCGTCCCCGAGGCGTCTTCCAACTTGCTCAGTGGAGGGATCGTCATTTCCAAGTCGGCTATTACAGAGGCCTTCATGCTTACGGTCCTGTCCGACCGCCCCCAGACATATATGGTGCTCTCAACTCTTTCCTGAACGTTCCTTGTCAAAAGGATAGCCCGAGCAACTGCGTTTTCACGCCCCCTCCGCTCAGCCCTCAACCGATGCCTGGTCTCCCGACGAGAGATCCAAACCGCAAACAATATTGCTGCCACCGAGCCGAGTGCCTGCACCCATGACGCTAGCCCTGCATGACTCTCAATCCAGCTTGAAACGGCTTCCCAGCTCATCAGCTACCCCCCCTCTATGTCCCAGAACTATACCGGCGAGGAACAATCATGCCCATCACCTATGGAAGCGTGTGCAGCGGCATCGAAGCCGCGACACAGGCCTGGCACCCGCTGGGCATGCGCGCCGCCTGGTTTGCCGAGATTGAGCCGTTCCCCTCGGCTGTCCTGGCCCACCACTACCCCGACGTGCCCAACCACGGCGACATGACCAATCTGGCTGCCCTGGTGCTGGCCGGCAAGATCCCGGCGCCTGACGTGCTGGTCGGCGGCACCCCATGCCAGGCCTTCTCGGTAGCCGGTATGCGCGAAGGCCTCACCGACCCGCGCGGCGCCCTCACCATCAAATACGTGGAGCTTGCAGATGCAGTTGACTATGTTCGCGCCGGCCAGCGAAAGCCCGCCAGCGTTATCGTCTGGGAGAACGTCCCCGGCGTCCTCAGTGACAAAGGGAACGCCTTCGGATGCTTTCTTGGCGCGCTTGCTGGGGAAGACTGCGAGCTGCAGCCTCCAGGGAAGAAATGGCAGGACGCTGGTTGTGTGTATGGACCCAAAAGAACAATCGCGTGGCGGGTCTTGGACGCCCAATATTTCGGCCTGGCCCAACGACGCCGTCGTGTGTTCGTTGTCGCAAGTGCTCGAGACGGGTTCGATCCCACCGAGGTACTTTTTGAGCGCGAAGGCGTGCGCCGGGATACTGCGCCGCGCCGAGGTCAGGGGCAGGACGTTACCGGAACAGCTCCTTTCGGCCCTGCACTCCAGTGCGGATGTGGATCCGTCTTCGCTGAGTCACTAGGCCAGTATGGCTGCCCGAACTGCGAAGGCGATGAAGGGCCGGCGGTGTCAATGTTCGGCGGGATACCGGCGTTCGGCGGTCACGGCCTGGAAGGATCAGTTGAGCGATCCGCGACGCTTACCGCGAAGGACACCCGCCTGGACGTGGAAAGCGAAACATTCTTCGTCGCGCCGACACTGGCTGGCGGGGGCCGAAAGTCCGGAGGGTACTCGCTCGACGACATCCCGCTCACCGCTCCAGCACTTCGCGCCCAAGCACAAAGCAGCCATCGAGCCGACTCTGAAGCATTCATCGTGGCTGGCACACTGCAGGCCAGCGGCAAGGCGGCCGGCAGCGCCACTCAGCAGGATGCTGAATCGGGCCTGCTGGTTGTGCATGGAACGCAAGACCCAGGCGTAAGCGACTCGACCGCATTCGCTCTCGGCCGAAACAACGGCCGGGAAAATGCAGTGCTGGCTTTCTCCTGCAAGGATCACGGCGCTGATGCCGGGTTTATCGCTCCCACACTCCGCGCCATGAATCACTCAGGCAGCCACGCCAATGCAGGCGGCCAGGTCGCCGTCTGCATCACCGGCGACATCACCCATACGCTCAAAGCTGAAGGGTTCGATGGGAGTGAGGACGGAACAGGCCGTGGGCAGCCGATAGTTGCATGCCGCGACGTAGACCAGACCTTGACCAGCAACTACGGCAAGCAAGTCGACAACACAGACTCATCCCTGGGCCCCGATGTTGTGTCTTCCATTAGTGCTGTCCGTCGACTCACTCCCCGCGAGTGCGAACGCCTTCAGGGCATGGCCGACGACTACACCCTGATCCCATGGCGCGGCAAGCCTGCCAGCGAATGCCCAGACGGCCCCCGCTACAAGGCGATCGGCAACAGCAAGGCCGTCACCGTGGTTCGCTGGATCGGCAGGCGGCTTCTTAAACAGCTTCATTCATAGCCGCCTTTCATGTTGCGGATAATGGGGTGTGCATCACTTCGCCGGTAGACCCGCAACTTCAATCCGCTGGAGCAGGTAATCACTGAGTATTTTTCGGCGGGTGACTGTTTCTCAGCGATAACTTCTGAGCAGTCCCAGCCATAGGTATTTAAAGCATGCCAAGCCAGATCAGCCTTACTCAGATTTCGGCTGCTGTGAGCGTTGGAGAGATCGTAATTGAACTTTGAATCGTCCGCCTTCGTAGCCTCGACTGCCCGACTTACTGGAGCAGGTACAGGTACAGGTACAGGTACAGGTACAGGTACAGCCTTAGTCTCAGCCGTCACATTGGTCGAGCTACTAGATGTATGAGGGTTGTTTTTGCTTTCGAGAGCGCCCTTTCCAACGAGTACTGCCAACCCAACAGCCAAAAGAATCCCTACCGTCCTTCTCTCCATCTCTGCGGATCTCGTCCTAAAGATTGTGATCATCTCAGCTCGCGCTGCTACCCGTCCATAAATTGAAAATCTGAACCCACTCCACCGCCCGGGCATGGCCCGGCAAGGACTCCCCATGCCTACAGAAAACAAACCGGCTGATCCTTTCGGCCCGCACGGCCGCACCTTTCACATTCACCTGAGCGTGCGCGGGGCAATTCGCGACTTCAGCAAGCGCCAGCTCAAGGGTATGTTCCGCGTGGATGGGCGCGAGTGCACCGCCGACGAGGCGAAGGATCATCTGCTCGAAGCGCTGGCACAGGGCAAAGAGGTACTTCCTTTCGGCCCGCCGTGTGAGGGGTTCGACTTTGCTGGCGGCGGCTGCCCAGGGCATGACAAGGAGGTCGCATGAAGCGCATCTACCTCAGCGGCCCCATGACCGGCCTGCCCGGCCTCAATTTCGCGGCCTTCCACGCCATGACCACCAACCTGCGCGCCGGCGGCCACACCGTCACCAACCCAGCTGAACTCAACCCCGACGGCGGCACCTGGAACGACTGCATGCGCCGCGACATTGCCGCCCTGATGGACTGCGACACCGTGGCCACCCTGCCCGGCTGGGAGCATTCAAAGGGTGCTCGCCTGGAAGTCCTGATCGCTGAACGCCTCGGCATGACGGTTGTGAATGCCCATGATCTGGTAACAAGGGAGGCTGTAACTCCACTCGAGCAGAAGCATTAAGCCTGTTCGATCTCAGGGAAGCGGCTCACCCACTCAGCCATTAACGGGGCCAATGCTTCGTTGAGGGCAACGCTTTCTGATCTAACTCTTGCACATAACTCAAGTATTTCTATGCGCTGAGCATCTGTACAAGGGCCAGGCCATCCACCCTCGTCGACCAATCTGTGTATCACCCGATGGCGATCTTCGAGGAGTTGGCTTATGCGCTCTTCAAGCCGCTCTATATGGACGCTTCCTGAGATCTGTTTCAAGAGTGACGTTGTCGCCTGCCTAAAGGCTTTTGCCGCTTCAACGGATTTGATCCCATCAAATGAATGAACGTCATCCTGCATTACGGCAAATCGGACCGTTACAACAAAAATCTTCTCAAATACCTGAGAGGCAATCGTGGCAAGGCCAACAGCTTGATAGAGAGCTGCGTCCGATAAGTCTTCCATATGCCCCTCACTAAATAAATGGCCTAAAGCCAGCGGTTATTGGCTCGACAGTAACACGCCAAACCTGTAACCCCTCCCCCTTCAAAGTCAGCCGCTATAGCGGCAAGGAAACCTATGCGCCTGAAGAAAGCTGAGCGCGAGCAAGTGCGCTTGAAGTACGGCGGGCACTGCGCCTACTGCGGGGTGCTCCTGGGTAACCGGTGGCACGCCGATCACCTGACGCCGGTAGTGCGCGAGCTGCTTTCAAAGCAGACCGCCGCCGGCACCTGGAAGTTGGTATCAGGCAAGCCGCTCCGGCCTGAGCATGACGTGCTGGAGAACATGATGCCGGCCTGCGCACCCTGCAACATCAGCAAGGGCGGCCAAACCCTGGAAGGCTGGCGGACCTGGATCGCCGGGCACATCAACTCCCTCAACAGCTACCACCCCATCTACCGCCTGGCCAAGTCCTACGGACTGATTGCCGAAACCGGAGCGCCGGTGGTGTTCCACTTCGAAAAGGAGCAGCAGCCATGATTGCCTCCCCCTGGTTCGCCTACGTCTTCATCTACAAGGGGCCGAGGCCATGAGCGACGAACTGAAACCGTGCCCCGAGTGCGCGAGCGACAACCTGGATCTGGATAGCAGCTGCATCGCCGGACTCAGCTGGGTCATCTGCCGCGACTGCGACTTCACCCTGCAAAAGAAGGTGCCCGAGGAAAACATCTGGCGGCACTGGAACAAGCTGAAGAAAACGCAGAACCCTAACCCCAATCCCCCTACATGCCTGCCGGTGAGCGGCGGGCGGGATCAAGGAAGCTGACTATCAACCCAGCGCTCTGCGACCGACATCGCTTCGTCCAGGGCGGCCGGGTAATCGGACCACGGTCCTGTTAGCTCAGCTGCGACTTCACCCATTCCGTGTATGTCCACGGGCTCGATGATTGTCGCGGATGCAGGCACCGGGTCGTTCGGCCTTTTCCAGACGAACTTGAGGAATACCGTGCGACCTCGGTACTCATGAGCGATCGGCACATCTAGGTTGTGTGACACGCGTCCTCCCGCAGGCGCAACGACTTGAACACCTGTTGTACACCCATCCAAAGGGTTGAGAAACCCGAGCAAAAAGCCATTACTCCATTCCCCTACATGCCTGCCGGTGAGCGGCGGGCGAGGTATTCCTATGCCTGAAATCAAATGCGAGTTCGGCCATAAGCAAAGCATCGGCACCGATGCCTGGGTCGAAACACTCACCTTGGACCAGATGAAGTACGCCCGCGACCAAATGGCCGAGAAGATCAAGGCGGCCGAAGCCCAGCCAAAGCGCTGTGTTTGGCGCGTGTGCCGTGGCGGCCTCGCAGAGGGGAACTACCGCGAAGAAGACTTCGAGAAGGCGGCCGATCATCTGGTGCGCATCTTCAAGGAGCGCTTCATCGAAGAAGCCAAGGCTTTCGTCGATCACCACTACGGGACACTGCGATTCGAACGGGAGATCCCGCACCTTTCGGTCGAACTGGTGAGCCAGTTCGAATACGACACCGAGTGGTTCCCCGCCAAACCCTAACCCACCTTCTGCCGCCCAGCGCGGCAAGGACACCACATGTTCGCAATCAAACTCACCCTAATCCTGTTGGGCGCTTTGCTGTACGTATTCGCCAGCGCCGGTTGGTTCTTTTGGCTCGCCCCACGACTTCTGGCGGACGGCGAAACAGCCGACATCCTCTACGCCTTCGCCGGCACCTGCGGCTGGATGCTGATCACCTTCAGCCTGGTCATTCACATCATCAAGACAGCGCGACCCACGGCGGCCGGCGGGAGGTAGCTATGGCACGACTTATTGCGCAGATCACAGTAAAGCTGCCCCGCCTCATGGAGGCCGGTGAGTACAGGAAGTTGCGGTATGTCGGCGGAAAGCCGAGCCTGCAGCAATTGAAAAAATGGATTGAGGAAGGCGAAGTGGTTGGAGAGGTAAAAGGCGGGATGTATTTCGTCGATGTGCAGGCAGCAATCATGGGTTCGAGTGACCCGCTGCTGGCGAAGATGCTGGAGATAGGCTGATGGCTGCCCGGCCCCGCACGCTCCAAAACAGAAAGCTACCGCCAAATCTTTACCCGAACGGGAAGTACTGGCGGTACCGCAACCCGGTCACCGGCGTGATGACCAGCATCAACCGCCCCTTGGAGGAGGCGATCAAGCTGGCCCGGGCAGCAAACCTAAAGTTTGCCGAGCTCGTCGTCGATGACGGCTCGCTTCTGGCGGTGCTCACCGGCGACCGCTTGCCTATCGTGAGTAACCTGCTCACGCGATTCGAAGAGGAGTGGCTGCCGGCCCGGTCATATGCCGCGCGCACCCTGGAGGAAATCAAGTTCAAGCTTGAGCGGTACCGGCAGGATCTGGGCGACCGGCTGATAGGTCAGCTGGACGTGTTGGCCATGGCCGAGTACCTCGACAACTTCAGCAACAACGCCTACACGAAGCACCGCGGGCTGTGGGTGCAGATCTTCGCCTTTGCGGTGGCCAAGGGCCTTGCCGAGCGTAACAACGCCGAGCTGACCCTGGTGAAGAAAGAAGCCGAGAAGAAGAGGCAGCGCCACACACTCGACGGTTTGAAGTTGATCATTGAGGCGGTGACCACGCCACCCTGGCTGAAGCGGGCAATCCGCCTGGCCCTGGCCAGCCTTCAGCGCCGGGACGACATCGTCACCTGGCTGAAGTCTGCGGCCGACATGGAAAAGAACACGCTGACCGTCTCCCCCGGAAAGACCCAGGGTTATGAGAACCCTGTGCACCTCAAAATCACCATGGGAGCCGCGCTGCGAGAGGTGGTCGGGGAATGCCTGCGCTCGCCGCTCGCTTCGCCATACCTGATCCACTACAAGCCCAAGGCCCGTCGGCGGGAACAGATCGACGCCAAGGACCACTGGACATCGGTGACGCCTGACTACCTGACCAAGGAGTTCAGCAAAGCCAGGGACGCAGCGCATGCCTACGACCATGTGCCGGCCGGTGAGCGACCCACTTTTCACGAGATCCGCGCATTGGGTGCCTGGCTGTATGAGCAACAGAAATTCCCACAGGAATACATCCAGGCGCTCATGGGGCACGCGGACGAGAAGATGACGAAGCACTATCAGGAGGGGCACGACGAAAAGAAGATCGAGTACCTGGAGGTGGGCGCCGAATTGGCGTTCTGA